AAATCCGTCCAAACTGTCTTCATTTGACTCAAAATTTAACGGAGGTAAGTTGTTTTTCCTTTGGTCTATTAACTTTGATTGCTCTGTATTTTGTTGGCTAATACGCTTAGCCTTAGCATCTTCTCTTTCTTGCTCACGCTTACTTAAGGTTTGCATCTCCATACCACTAAGCTGTTGGTTATATTGAAACTCTTCAGCCATCAAGTGAGATTTCAACTCAGCCTGTACCTGCATTGTTTTAATATTGTATTCAGTTTCCATTTGTTTTAACTGCATCTTAGTCTGCAATTCAACTTGCATTTTCTGCATCGCCAACTGACCTGCCATCTCTTGAGACTTCAATTGTTGTTGAGCCATCATTGCTTGTTGTTGCATTTTCATTTGCTCCTCACGGTCTTGTTTCTTAATTCGCTTCATCTTCAATAATTGATTAGCAAGTTTAAGATTTCTAATCTCACGAATGTCAATTGCATCCTCAAGGTTAATGTCTCCTTTAGATAATGCCATTTGAATATTAGCTTCAAGCTGTGCTTTTTGTTCTTCATCAGGTGCAACCTCAATAAAGATACCAAAGTCATAAATATAAAGGTCAGCAATGTCTCCTAATATAGATACATTGTATCTACCTATTTGGTTTATAAACTCATCTTTAAAGTCAGAGTATTCTAATATATCTCCAATTCTATAAGTCAATGCTTCTGCCATTGAACGATAAATATATAGACCACCTTCAAGAATATGACGTGTAGCTGTATTTGAATTTAAAGCTGCTAATTTCTGTAAACCAACTAATGAATGTGGGTCAGGAGTAGAGCCATCTCTTGCTTCATTTAAACCAGTTACAGTTCTAATCATATCCATATAGTGGTTATAATTAGCAATAAGCATTTGTGTTTTCCCTACACCTGTATTAGAACTTAATTGTGTAATTGGAACCTTAGCATTATTAAAGTCTCCATCTTGAGTAAAGCTTCTACCAATTACCGAACCCGTTTGGAAGTACAATCTCAAAGCATCCTCAGGATTATAAGCCGCTCCATTACCTAAGTCAACCTCGTTAAGACCATCGGCATCAATAAATACACCATCAGGTACCACACGATTAATTACTTGTTGTAACTTTAAATGTGTAATTTGGATAAGGTCAGCAAATGGTATCATTCTACGCACTAAAGATTCAATAGCTCCTTTATACATACGTGGTGCTGATGCAACATAATTTGGTAATGCGTGTTGTGAAGCTGATTTTGGTCTTACCATATTCTCAGACAATCTCCATTGTAAAAGAATATTTGTACCCATAACCATAATACCTTCATACCACACATCAATAGTTTTCTCTATCTTCTCGAAATTTCCTTCTTCCATCATCTCTGTTGGAGGATTGAAAGTATCGTCTTTTTCAATTACACGAGAACCACCATTATCAAGTATCTTCTTTTTGTAAACTACTTTCTTAGTAGTCTTATAATTAAAGTACATTAACGTACAAGTATCACGAGAGAATACACTATTCTCATAGAACTGAGCTACATTAAAATAATCGTACCAACCTTGGCTGTATTGAGTAATCTCTTGTAAATCTTCTTTAGTTAAACTTTGGTCAATCTTCATTAACTCACTAATAGGAAGCGTTTTGATTTCTCCCCAATAGAAACAATCTTTAAAGTAAGGGTCTTCAGTATAGCTATATACAACATTAGCAGGGTCAACATAAGATATTTGTACACCTGTTCCTTGTAGAAACTCGTGCTTTGCTATAGATATACCAAGTACAGTAGCATCGTAGTCAAGTCTTTTTCTAATGTCTTCGTAATGGTTTTCATCAAATATAGTATTGATAGCTTCTTCTTCAGCTATCTCGATTGCAGGTTTGTAATTAAGCTGCATATATAAACTCAACTCTTCATCAGAATCAGGAAGTTTATCAGGGTCCATAGTAAAAGCATTGTAACCTGTCTCTTGCTTTATAGTTTCTAATACAGGCTTAGCAACCATTTGCCCCTCAATCATATTTTGGTATTTACTCCTTTTTGATTGAGACATAGCATCTTGAGAATATGCTTTAACTTTAAATAGTCTATCAGACATACCATTGACAACAATGTCAACAAATTTAGGAATGATTGGAACCGGTGTCCAGTCTAAGTTTAAATAAGATAAATCACCATCAATAGCTAATTCATTTTTATATTTACCAACTGATTGCTCTCCTCTTGCGTATAGCCTAAGTCTATGAAATTCTCTCCATTGACCATAATATCTGCAATTATTTCCATCTTTACGGAACCACTCAGCCGTGATGGCTTCCCCCACTTGTAATCCAAATTGCTCTGACGCTTTCTCAGCATCAGTAGCTAACTGACTCGGGAAAGAAGTTGCCTTTATATCTATTACTATATTCTTCATATTTTATATGTGTTTCCAAGTTTTTCTATTGACAATAGATAATATATTGCTTTTAGCTACGTTAAAAATTTTGCATAATTTTCTTGAGCTAATTTTTTCATTATATAATCTTCTAATTTCTAAAACATCTGAATTAGTTAATTTTGAAGATAAATTATTTTCTCCTCTATTAGCAGACGCTATCATTTTTAATATTGTCTCTTCAGGCGTTTTAGTTCCGTATCTTGAATTTTTTTCTCCTGATTGAGCTTCAGATATTTTCTTTTTAGTTTCTTCAGAGTGTTTTTTGCCTTTATGAAATTCAGATACTTTACGTTTTTGTTCTTCCGAGATAATTTTACCTCTGTTTGGAATGCTCATTTTAAGCTTAGCCTCATCTGTATGGACTAATCCAAGACAACCATCTCCTCCTAAAGTAATATTACATAATGTACCTCCGTCTATTTTTCTTTTATATAAAGATATAAATTCAATTTCTTTTTCTTTAGCATATTCATAATCTATTTCATCTAAAAGAATTTCTACTTCATAATCAGTTTTACTAACTATACTATTCCAATGAGTGTTTCTATGAGTTTTAGAGTATGCTCTTTTATCGCTATTACCTATTCCTATATAAAATGGAATATTTAAGTCTTTTCTTATATGCCTATATACACACGCCATTTATCTAATTAATTCACTTGTTGTTCCATCATTCGAATACCTTGCGAAGTTAACAATAATTTTTGAATCTTTTTTCTCCGGCATATATAAATGCTTCTGGTTAGCCATAATAGCTAATCCTGAACTTATAGATGCATCAAATTTAGTTCTATCGTTAATATCAAATTTTGCCCAATCCTCCAGCGTTCTTGTAAAAGGCATTGTGCCCATACTATCATTATCTCTGTAGGTTGAGGTAAAATCAATCCCTACATATTTTTCAATGTAAGACTCGATTGCCGAAGCGTGTGACTGCTTCACGTCTTCCGAAGAGTTTGGTATTCCTCCAAGCTCTCTTTCAGTTTTTGTTAATTTATTATATTGCTTATCAGGTCTGTTTAAACAGTACCCTCTATATCCTCTGTTTTTAAAATGGTATAATAACCTTGGCTTATTGTTCTCAATTAAAATAGGCATACCATAAAAAACACAAGCCATCAATACTTCTTCAAAGAATATCTCTGCTGTTTGAGGTCTTGCTATATATTCTAAGAAAAACTCATTAGAAGGCGCTTCATCCATATTAAACTTAGTAAGCCCGTGCAAAGAACCATTAGACCCTCTACCTCCAACTACTGCAGATATATCATACGAGTCACACCCAAACGACCCTATATGTTCATTACCGGGATGTCGCATTCCATTCTTAAAGTAATGGTTGTTCTGTAAGTGTTTAGCAGGTGTCCAACTAACTAAGAATCTACCTCTTGAGTCAGGAGTAAATATAACCTCAGTATCTTTCATGCCATCTCTCCAATGGAACGAACCACGCGTAGTATAATGCTCTTTTATTAAACTGTCGTTATAGTCTATCTGTTGGTATATCTTTGTAAGATTAAATAAAGATTGTTTACTTTCATCTCTAAATGCGTGAGACTCTGTTCTTGGAAACTGACGATAAAACTCATTCAGTGCATCAGCATCGTTCTTAAGAGAATCAACCTCTGCTTCCCAATAATCAACAGCTCCATTTTTAATCATCATACCATCAACTCC